TCACCACCCATGTCTTGTCTTTTACCTACTCCAATAATTAAATCAGCCTCAGCTGCTTTACCTGTCTTAGAGTTTTCCATCATATCAAAATCCATATGACGTTTGTTATGTGCATCTGCTGATGCTTGTGATATTGCAATGACTGCACAGTTTCTACGCTTTGCAATCTCTCTTGCACTTGTGTATATTGCTCTAAGTTTTTCATCTGTTCTAGCATATGTACCAGATATATTTACTTTGTCAAGTTGATCAATAATAATTATATCTGGTTTATGCTTTTCACAGTGTGCATCTATATCATCCATTGTCCAATCAACAGTATCAAACAACTTGATATTATCTTTTATTAGATCCCATTTGCCGTTTGCAACTTCTATATTTTCGACAATCTCTTCTCTTGTCATTCCTGTATAACAGGATATTGCTCGCATCTGAGTTCTAACTGCAGGCTCTTCGTTTATAAACGCATGAACCTTTGCACCTTGTTCAGCGAAACCATCTGGTGCTGAAACTAAACTAACCCAGAAAGCAGTCTTACCTGTTTCTGGTCTAGCAAAGACTATCATTAAATTACCATCACCAATACCTCCTACCTCTTCTCGTAAAGTAGATATACTAAATTTCCATTTAGTTGTATCTATTAACTGATTCATTACTTCACCAATATTATTAGATACAGATTCTACTTTCTCATCTGGTGTATTGCTTTTGTGTTTTTCAATGATAGAAATAATTTCATTAAAGTTAGCAGGTTTACCATTAAATATTTCAGTGGCTTCGACTGCTATCTTCTGTGCTGTTTCTCTTTCTACAAGAACTTTCATAATATCTTTTGCTATCTCGTTTGATGGCTCTTGTATTTCTTTTAAGTCTTCAATCAGTTCATTAAACTTTATCTTCGCTGCTCTAGTTAATGCAGGATTATACATGGTAGTATGCAATCCATACAACTCATCTACCTTAATTGAATCCTCGTACTCTGAGTGTGCTCGCTTGATAGTATTAAACAATGATCCCAAGTCTCCTTCGAATACATTGCTAGATACTGAGCCCTTGTATTGGTCATAAAAAGATTTGTTCAACATCTTTTTAAGTATCTGCTTTTCCATTGTATCTCCCTTCATTACCTTCTGCTTAATGCTTTTTGTATTTTTAATTCGTTCTCTAGTATTACAGTTATTGTATCTAATTTACTCTGGTCTCTTTGATTCCACTCAGATTTATTCATATCCATAATATCATACTTCCAACTATTCCAGTCATCAAGTATCTCCTTCATCATTTCCTCAGTCATAAAATATACTCCTTATCTCATCTGTTTTAAAATACTTCAAATCATCTTCAAGTGCTTTTACTTTTACATTTGTAAAACCTTTTGCTCTTAACTCTTTTGCAATAGAGAAAGACTTAGTTGTTGCATCTCTATCTAGTGCAACATAAATAGTTTTATACTGCATGATATGTGCAAGGTGTGTATCTACCAATGATGTACCCATCAAAGCAATGCCAGTTAGTACACCTGATACTGCACAAGCAGAAGCACAATCCTCTACGATCACTGCGTCATCACCCTCACCACAAATAAATGGAACATGCTTACTGCCATACATATACCATTTAGGATAAGTATCTTTGTGTAATGCTCTACCTACTGCACCTGCATATTCATTTGAATATTTATTTTTAACTACAAACACAACTCTGTCTTGTGCTACATCATATCTAATATCTGCTCTGTTCATCATAAAAGAATCCCAACAATTATTATTTTGTAAATATCTCATAGCCTTTTCATGAGAGAAAGGTGACTTAAAACTTTCTGGTATTGTAAATACAGATAACTCTGTATCATCTTCTTTCTTTGCAAAAGTTTTAGTTACATAGTCCATAGTCTTTTGCCCCTCGTGTTTTCCTTTTGCTTTACATGAAGCATGAAAACAATACCAACCAATATTATTACCAGTGGTATCAATCAGCATTGTATTACTATTGTGACAGAATGGACAATCAGTTCTCTCTTTGTGATCTTGTTTTAAATTTAAATTTTTAATTACTTCTAACTGTTGCTTATAATTCAACTTGCACTTCCTCGTATGTTATTAAGTATCTATCTGGGCTAACAAATTCATTAGCCTCTACTTTCATTAGATTATTATTTAAATAATAAGCTACGTTATTCTCTATCTTTTCTA